TCAACGGGCACCGGGGATCCGACAGGTTCAGAATGGGCAGGAACAGAAACCGCAGGTGCGTCCGGGGCAGTCTTGGCAGTGGCTTTCTTGCCGCGGGAGTTTTTTGCCGGAGCGGCGGGGGCATCAGTGCCCTTGCTTTCGATGGCATCGGCCAGATGGTTGATAGCGGTGCTCAAATCGGGAGCATCAACGGTTACTTTCAGTTCAATCATGGTGTTACCTCCAAAATTTATTTGACGTGGGCATCGCTGCCCTTGTCGTAATTGAAAACGGGGAGAGCTTTGTCATCAATGATGGCGGTGAGGATCAAGGCGGCCCAGCTGATCAAGAGCCGTGATGCGTTGATGTCATCGCCTAGCATGATGTGAACGACCGGATTCATCATGGCAAAGTACATAGAAACCTCGCCAACACAGAAAATCAGGATACGGCACACAACGTTCAGTGCTTTATTCATGTTCAGCCTCCTGCTGTGCTTCCCAAGCCTTATACTCGGCAAGGTTTTTAGGGTCAGCGTAGAATTTCTTGCAGGCTTCAAGAAGTGTTTGGCCCAAAACGCGGGCTTCCTTTTCCGGGATTTGGTCGAAGTTGAATTTGATGCTTTCCATGGGGATCCTCTCTGCTGAATGTACTATTTCTGAGTGATTTCGCGCAGGTGTTCAACACCCTTGCGGTTATATAGGAATCTACGTTTTTTACCAAATGGGCCGTCATATTCCAGCCATGCGCCATATTCATCGGTTTTCAGATTGTTTAGATTTGCAAGTCTCCCGATACGCTGCGGCGCAATTCCGATGATCTCGCTGACTTGCCGGGCATTCAGCAATTCGCGTTCACCCTGGGGATCTGACATTGCCGATGAGGTCTTTTCATCAGGCGGTAAGATCACTGGGATTGATGGCCTTGACGTAATGTCTACGCCGCCATTCAGCACGGATGCGGCTTTCAGCATACAAGTCTCTTTGATCTCCGGGTCGGTGGCGATGTGGAACAATGTCAGCCATTGATTTGCCAGGGAAACACGGGAATCGCAGATTCTTGCCTCGGCCATCATTCCCTCGGCACTCTGGCTGAGAAATTTCGGTCGTGAGCTTTCCGCCGCAGGTTGTGCGGCATTGGGGTTTGAGTAACCGCCCGTTTTACGAATGCTGGGCAGTACCTCAGATGTAACCCAGCGCTTAAACTGCTTGGCAGACGGTAGCTTGCTGGACATGATAAGAGAATAAAGGCCGGATTCATTGATAATGGTTGTATTGCTTTTGTAGTTAGAACCACTACTCTGAATCAGGGTAGTGGTTTTATCATCTGCATCAACATGCGCTATAAGTGCGTTTTCCGGTTTTGCATATCCAAGAGCCGCTGCGACATCTCTGCCCACGAACCACGGATCTCCATCAATTTCAAGGGTGCGAAGTCGGCCAAACTGGGCATTGTCAAACGTTTGCATTTTGTTTTCTTCCATCGCTGTCACCTCTTGTTCAAAAGAGTGATAAATAATCACTCTTTTGCGAAAAAAATTTCCTCTCGTTCTTGTGAGGACAAGGACAATTCATTGGACAGCGCACGAATCTCACTCGCCTTAAACTCACTAACACCATTCAGCTTGTTATACAGCCCTTGTTCCGATATACCGAGCTTTTTTGCGAGATCGCGTTTTGAAATTTGCGAACGAGTGATCGCAATTTCAAGAAGTAAACTATTGAACATTCAATCGACCCTCCTCTCTGTTGGAAACGTGATTATTTATCACTACACGCATCATAACACTGAGGTGATTACTTGTCAACAACTTTTTTGAAAAAAGTAAAAAAAACTTGATTTTTAGTCACGCTTATAGTAGAATACTATATAAAGAAAAATTTAGACATTACGCTGTATGGAGGTTTTTATGGATTCCATAGGTGATAGAATTAAGCTGTGTCGAAAACGTCTTGGAATTTCGCAGGCTGAGCTTGCTGAAACAGTCGGATATGGAACACGCTCAACTATTGCGAAAATCGAAGCGGGCAAAATTGATCCATACCACAGTAAAATAGTAGCACTTGCACAAGCGTTAAAAACTACACCTGAATACCTAATAGGGTGGACAACAGATGATTATGATTGGGATAACGACCCGGATAATCGACTTGACGCTATTCCAGATAGCATAAGAAATGAGCTAAACGAAAGGCATCATGGCAACAGTCGCCTCATGTGGGATGATTGGCAGGCAATGGAACAAGATGCTGCGCAAGAGGCAGCGAAAAATAAGGCTGTCCCGAAAGGCTTCGTACCAATGCCTGCAATGAGCACTGTGCCGCTGATTGGCACGATTGCTTGTGGCACTCCCATTCTCGCGGAAGAAAATGTTGAAATGTACATCAGCGTACCATCTATGTGGCGGGCAGACTTTGCCCTCATGTGTAAAGGGGATTCAATGTCTCCGACTATTTGTGATGGTGATCTCGTCTGCATCCGCTCTCAGTCTAATGTCGAAAACGGCCAGATTGCAGCGGTATTGATCGATGACGAAGCAACGCTAAAACGGTTCTATCGTCATGGAGATACAGTAATTTTGCACCCGGAAAACCCTCGTTTCACACCAATGACTTACATAAAAGAAGAAATCAACGAATTACGTATTGAGGGCGTGGCTGTTGGCATCTGCCGTGGCCTGCCTGAATATAACACGGAAGTTTAATATAGACGGAGGAGTGCAAAATATGTTCACGATTATTGGTATAATTCTAGTAGTAGGACTGTGCATGTGGATTGGCATTGTGGCAGTCGAATTTGCCTTTTTCTTTTCAATCGGCCTTGCGGTATGCTTCTTTTTTGCTCGATCTAAGGCCGCAAAAGATAAGCCGACAGAAAGAGTGTGTCCGATGTGCGGCAATAGTAATATAAAATTTAAGTACGTAACGCAAGGATCTTCATCAGACAGACATACAACGGGATTTTCTAATACAAATTTTGGCGCTCGAAATGCAAGACGAACCAGCATTAGTTCTTCGTCAGTAGAAAAGAAAATCCATCACAAAAATGTAGCATACTGTGACGATTGCGGATTTAGCTTTGACTTTACAACGCAAAAGGATATTGACGACAAGTGTAAAACGCTATTAAACGGCGAAATTGGCTCTATTGTAGTTGCGATCATTTTGGGGATCGCTTTGTTTGTTATAAACGGATATCTGCATTGAAAGCGAATAAAAGTGTTATACTTCGATCAAACGGTTAGGAGGTGGTATTTTGAGCTCAGTAGATAAAACAGCCGTAATTTATGCGCGGTATTCGTCCCATGGACAGACCGAGCAATCCATCGACGGGCAGATCGCAGCGGCGCAAAAATATGCAGAGGGCAAAGGCTACACGATTATCCACATCTATGCCGATAGGGCGATGACAGGGCGCAATGATGATCGAGAGCAATTTCAAAAGATGTTGTCCGATACCGCAACGCATCAATTCGGGGTAATCCTGCTATGGAAGATTGACCGATTCGGGCGCAACCGTGAAGAAATCGCCTTTAACCGCTACCGCTGCAAAAAGAACGGGGTTAGGGTAGAGCGCGTTGCAGAGGATGTGCCGGACGGCCCGGAGGGCGTTATTCTGGATTCCGTGCTTGAGGGCATGGCAGAATACTACTCGCTCCAACTAGCGCAGAACGTGCGCCGGGGCCAGCGTGAGAGCGCTAAAAAGTCGCAGTCAAACGGCGGTACACGAATGATAGGTTACAAAGTCAATCCCGATACCAAACGATATGAGATCGACCCAGATACAGCCCCCTTTATAACTGAGGTTTTCCGGCGGTATGCGGGAGGCCAAACAATGGCCGAAATCGCGGCCTGGCTCAATGCTCAGGGTCTTAGAGCAACACGGGGCGGTATGTTTACCGTTAATAGCCTTCATCGGCTGCTGAAAAACGAAAAATATACCGGCGTGTATATATTCCGCGATATCCGTAATGAGGGCGGTATGCCGGCATTGATTGACCGTGCTACGTTTGATAAGGTACAGGAGATGCTCAAGGTCAACCGCCGTGCTCCATCAAGAGTGTGGTCAAGAGCAGAATACTTGCTGACCGATAAATTATTCTGTGGCCATTGTGGAGCGCCAATGGCTGGGGTAAGCGGTCACGGGCATACTGGAGTAAAGCATAACTATTACACCTGCCTAAACCGTAAAAGGAAAAAATCATGCACGAAAAAATCCGTGCGTCAGGATGTTCTTGAGCCATTGGTATTAAAGTCTATCAGAAATCTATTACAAGATGATGCTACACTGAAATACATCGCAGATAGAGTGTGGGCTGAATACGAACGCAGTGATACTTCTGGCGACACCATCAGGGCGCTGGACAGACAGATTGCGGATGTAGATAGAGCGCTTTCCAATGTGATGAAAGCCATCGAAATGGGCATTATCAATGAAATGACAAAAGCCCGCATGGATGAACTGACCGAACAAAAGCAAGCCCTCAGCGCTGCCCGCGCGGATGCAGGGCTGGCCAGGGGCTTTAAGCTCACACGGAATATGATCCTATACTTTCTGCGAAAAATGGCCGCTATGGATATCTCGGATCGGGACAGTCAAAAACGACTGATTAAAACCTTTGTCAATGCTATCTATCTGTACGATGACCATTTCGATATCGCTTTCAATTACACCGAAAACGGAAAAGTAATTGTGAAGATGCAGGAAATTGACGATGCATCGACTGAAGAGGCGTTCGGATGCTGTGCGCAGTGTCCCACCAAAATAAAAGCACCCGCCG